CATCGTTCATCTCCTTGTATGCCATTCTAAGTATATAGTAGATATACCAAGAGACTATTACGACAAGTATTGCTACCATAATAACAACACCCCAGACTACCATATTTAAAACTTTTTAAAGAACTTATACAATTTATAAGCATGTCTTAAATTTGCAGCAAGAATTTCTTTACCTGTGGTCTTAATATATTTGAATGGTTCTTTTTTTAAACGTCTCCATCTTTCTGGAACTTCTTTCCATTCTTGGGTGGAGTCAACCTTTTCACCAGTTACTTTCTGAAAAACCCAATCATTAAANTTCCAGTATTTTTTCCACATTAATCTTCTANTAGTACTTCATCAATATACATCGGATGATCTTTCAGAAAAGGAACATCTTCCTTTGCATGTTGCATTGCATCAAATGTGTTCTCTGCATATTCACAGATTTCAAAGTGATGTCTTTGTTGGTCGTGATAACCTACAGTATAATGGGACATGATAGTTTCAACTCCATTTACTCTATTATTTATTCTGGTTTATGATCTTTCATTCCACCATGGTTACCGTCTCCTGGCAATTTACCAGTAGCAATATAGGTAACTGCATCTACAGATCCCTGTAGTCTTGTTAAATCTTTTTCGAGTTTTATATACTCATCATACCAACCTCTTATTTCATCCTGTCTAGCAGTTAGTTGTTTGATACGTTTATCAAAACGTGCCAGTAGTTGCTCTGGATTCTCGGTTGGTTTTGGTTCGGAAGGACGTAATTTCATTGATTTTCTCCATAGCGACGTGAAGTTCTTGAGCGTGTTGAAGTTCATCGTCACGAATCGCTACTATAGCATCGTTAGGATGAGTTGTCAAGTATGTTTCATATGTATGTGCAGCATGATACTCAATCTTTTCATTAATATCATATGCTGATACTGGATCTATAGTATAATAGATGACCATAATCCAGTAATAAAGCAACACCAAGTGTCTGGCAAATGCTCTATCAATCCAATACTGGTTTCCACCACGGGATTCCATTTCTTCAAGATGTTCTGTTTCATTTAGAGTCTGTTCAAAATGTTCTTTCATTAGATAGGTATGTTCTGGTCCTCTAAGACCCATACTTTCACGAAAGTGTAACACACTCATAAAAGCAAAATAGGGTGCACGAGCTATTTCCTCAAGCACCCAAAATCTTTGTATATCTCTTCCTTTGTATAAAAAGTCTAATATAGCAACAGTAAAGTTTAATACCAGACTGTTGAATGTTTTCATACCCATGCAATCCTAGGTAAAACTAATAGCATTAATCCAACCGTTCCGAACAGGATGCAGGATGATTTTAAGGGTAAGTCTTTCATAGTATGATTGTATCTTTCAATATTATTTATAAGTATATTTACTTATATGTCGATACCCAGATGTGGGGGATCCTCACTCTCTAACCAGTTCTTCCAAGACATTCCACTAGTGGATCCTTTGCATGGATTGATGCATTTTGGATCATCAAGATCATTGCACACTAGACCTGCTAGGTCATGTGGGCATCCGAGCTCTCCAGTTGTCCAATACATTTGACCCTCTAACCATGAAGCATTACATGCGGGGCAAACTTTTAGCAGTTCCATGCACGAAGTGATTTGTTTATCCTTGAATCAGGATCTGATGCAGTTTTCTTAGAAGTTAGTTTCTTCTTCATACCTTTCATTCTAGCACAGAATGATGCCCTTCGGGGATTTCCAACCTTTTTGCTTGGTGCTTTAAGGTCAGATCCTGGATTTTCTCTTTCGTAACTTTTCCTTCCTTTTTCGTTAAGTCCACCTGAGGAGGACTTACCCGACTTTTTTGTCCATGCTGCTCCTTCATCTATCTCTACCTCCTCTTTTTTAACACAGTTGTTATAGGTCTTACCAAACATTTTTTTGGTTCCCTTTTTCTCATAACCTTTCCAACACTTCTGTCCTTCGTCTATGAAGTCTTGAAAACTTTTCTTTTCGTATTCTTCTTTTTTAGATTTGTTTCCCCAGTTCTTTGCACCTACTTTTCTACACTTTACTAGTGCACCTGATGCATAAGCACTTGGCCAAACTGAGTATCTGGATTTCACCTTGTGATAACAAGCATCCTTTGTGCCTGATTTTTCATCAAGAGATATCATTGTGATTTCTGTGGATTCTGTTTTCACGTTGATTGCCTTTCCTTTTCTATCTGGATTGGGATCTTTTTTGTTTTTGCGTCTGAACGCAGCATCCTCTTCTTTTTTATTTAGGTTGCGTTTCATTTTACTGGAACCGCACTTGGGTTTGGTGGTTTGTCCTGGTTGTTTGGCACAGGGTTTACCTGCGTATTTACCACCGAGTTGAACCCAACCAGGCTTCCCATCAGAAGACTTACTCTTAGAAAACCAGTCGTGCAGAGAACTATCACCACTTTTGTTCTTTTCGATAAGTTCATTACTTGCCATAGTGCATTGCGGGTTTGTTAGTTTTACCTAGTTTACCTTTTCTGACTTTTGTGCCAGAAGTTTCACCCATACCAGATGGGTTTTTGCCTGGTTTTGCCTTACCTAAAGTCATAGACTTAGATGGTTTCTTAGACTCAGTATCATGTAGTCTAGCAGGTTTACCTGCCTTCTTAGTGATTACTGATTCTTGACCATGCTTTCTACCGAGGCGACGCATAACTTTGCCGAAACGTCTCTTAGACATTCCTTTTGCAGGAGTAGTTTGGTATGACACCTCACGTCCTGTACCTTCACCTGAGGAGTATTTATATTCACCAACACCTTTTTTGTAACCAATACCTTTCTTTTTAAGGTCTTTTTCAAGTCCTTTTCTACTAGCTCTGTTTTTCTTTTCATCGGTTCCTCTATCAGCAGAAATGTTTCCAGTCGTTTTAGACTTTGCTTTAGATAACATCCTTGTAGTAGGATTACCTTCGACTAGTTTGATAAAATCTTTGTAATACATTACTTTGTGGACTTGTTCTTTTTGTGCTAGTTTGTTCGCTGTTGCGTACATGACGTTTTTAGCATCATCACCATAAAGACGATTGAAGCTTTTCTTTTTACGCTTCATCGCCATTACGATTTTTTCTGCCTTTTGGTTAACGACTCCCATCTTAACCTCCGACTACTTGGATCTCCTCTACAACTATTGCTGCAGAACCTGCTGTTATTTTTACAGCACGTTTTACAACTGCTTGGTTACCAGTTCCCATTGTATATGCTGAACCAACACCAGAAGCATCAATATCAGATGTGATTGTACTACCAGTGATAGATGCTACTTTCTTACCTGCTGTACCTGCTGATAAGAAACCAGAGTTGATAGCGGGTGATGTACTATTATCTTCTACTGCTATAAAATCATTAGCAGAGAATGGATGTGTATCTCTTTGTAATCCTAAACTACTTCCTAATGTATATACTGCAGGGTTCGCGTTTGTTACTTTTGCAATTTTTGCTTGACCAGGTTTTGCTCCTGACTTAAGGAGGATTGCTTCGTTTTGTACCAGTGTGATAGCAGGTCCACCATTAAATGATACTGTAGATGCTCCTGCTGTTGCAAGCACTCTATAGTATCCTGTTTGTACTACTTGATATTCTGATGCAGAACCAGAGATACCGTTTGTACTTAATACTTTTAATACAGGCATTGTCGTGTCGTGTTATTTCTTGTCCTTTTTATTTATCTGCTTTTGTTGCTTCAACATTTTCTGTAAATCTGAAGTGCTACCAACGAACATTGCATTAGTAACATTAGTCGGACCTTTGTTAGGTTCATCATCTAACTCTTTCATTTTCTTTTGTAGATCGATTAACTTATCTGCTACGTCTCCTACGTTTTTAATAAGTTGACCTGCAACTTCATAAGCTCTCGGATGATCCGATGCTCTTGCCACGTCAAGTATGCCATCTACTGCCTCTTGTCCTTTCATTACCAGATTATGTAGTTGAGCACGACTTACTTCGTAATCATCTTTAACATCTTGTGTTTCTGATTTTTTAAGAGACGGTTTCACTTTTTCTACATGCTTTTCTAGTTCAGATGGTTCTGTACCGAATGCATCATTTAAACCGCCAAATGGATCTGACATTAGATTGCCTCGTCGCTACCGCTTACAAAGTTCTTCTTCTTACCATCAGTGAATGATGAAGTCATTTCACCAAATCCAAAGTCATCATCTGCATCGAGGAAGTCAGCATCNGCTTGATTGACTAAGAATACACTAGAACCATTAGTATGTGCTNCNGCTGNAGTTCCTTCATATGCTCTAAGAACTGTAAGATTATTACCAGAGATTTTTTGTACTCTGATTAGTTCAGTATCAATGTAGATACTATCAAACTTACTGATACCACTAGCATCTGCTACTGCTATTAGATTATCATTTGTATCTGTAGCAGAAGTAAGAGTAGTAACAACAACTCCATCTCTATCCTGTAAGGATGTAGGTGTTGCTTGGTAACGTACCTCTCTTGGTGCTTTTGCTGTATCGGTACTTGTATAGTAATCGACAGATGCTTTCTTGATAATCTTGGATTCTGTTACTGGTCCGTATAAGAATGTCTTTGCTGTAAATTGTAATGTGTATATGATTGCTCTTCTTGTTGCAAAATCTCCTTCGTATGTATCTTCGTAATCAATGTTAGTTAGTACAATAGGAACATCTTTTGTCTCACCCATTGTAGGAACTAACTTGATTGATAGATTATAATGAGGTTGNAATATTGGTANTATTTGTTCTAGTATCTGTANACCATCNTCCTGATTTTTTGATATGATTGCTAACTCAAAACTAATATTATATGGCACTGGCATGAACAAAGATTTATTCTTTGAAGATGTATTTGCCATCTTGATTTTTTGTGTAGGTGCTACCTTTCTAGCAGGATCATATGATACACCTGATATCTCAAATCCTATACGGGGTAAAGTAATCTGTACCCGTTTGTTTGTAGGATCAGGCACCTGATCTAAACGTGCTAAAAACTTATCTTTAGGACCATAGGCAAGAGGTACTTTCATAACCTCATCTTGCCTTCTGAGCTCAATATTATTGAACAGTGTACCAAAAGACACAATAGTCTTTCTGAATATTTCGTGGTATGAATAATTTCCTAACATTAGATTGTACCGTCAGTAACAGATCCAACCGTGCCGAATGGGTTGGTCTCTGAGAAATCGATTATGTCATTGTCGGCAGTCTCAAAGTCATTGTTCTGATCGTACTCTGAGTTAGTATTCTGTATTGTGTTATATGTAGCAGTTGTCCAAGACGCACTAGATGTACCTCCAGTTAAAGTCTCAGGAACTGAGAATGTACCAGAACGATTTATGACAATCAAAGTTCTAGTAGCAGAATCAAACGATTTAACTTCAGCAGTAACATTAGATGTACCACCAGTTACAGTTTCACCTGCTGTAAATGTACCAGATCCACCTGCTACAAGACCAACTGTAATNGCATTTGCAAATGCAGTTTCTATAGCATCTAGATCTGCAATACCAGTATCGATCTCCTCGTCGCTGTACTCGAATAGTTCACACTGACATTCCCANACATATCCTTTTCCTAGTTGATAGAAGGGTTTTTCTGCCTCTACAAACATNATTTGGAATAGGTGTTTAGTTACTGGAAACCAGATTAAGTCCCCTTCGTTTGGTCTTCCTTCGACGTTAAGGACCGTAGAGTCGTCCACATGTTCTTTAAATTTGTCACGGGAGAATATAAAAGTTGTCTTGTCTTCGATACGGACTCCAAATTTGCTAAGTAACTCACCTTGTCCTTCCCATCCTTCAACATTATTGACATATGCTCGGATAGCTTTCGCGCTCTCAAATTTCGTATCCGAGTCCTCTCCAAAGACCGTATCTTTGTTGACAATCGTTCTTGGAACGTAGTAAATATCTTGGCCGTAAATTTCAATGGTTTCTACGATAAGGTTTTCAATGGTCTTTTGTTCTTGAGCAGAACCGTTTGCTCTGAAACGAGCACTGCTCGTATAATCAGACTGAACGTAATCCTGAGCAGGTGTGTTGGAAATTGCCATGTTATCCTATCAAGTCTAAAGGTGGAAGTTCGTATGTTGTACGAAGTGTCTCTTCAAGATCTTTCTTGAACTGACTAGCATCTTCTAAGATTTGTCTACCATTTAAGGTGACACCACCAAGCATTTGAATGCCATCATACTTACTTAGGTTTCTTCCCCATTGCTGTTGAAATA